ATGTCGATCGAAGCGATTATGATGTCTCGTTTCCGCCAGTTCGCAGATAGCTGGAATGACGATGACGTTATCGATGATAGCGGCCTGACCGGTGCGGACCTCAAGCTGATCGCCGACACGATCGAACAAGTGGAGTTTGTGCCCCGTATCAACCTTGACTGATCAAAGCAGCGAAGGGTCGTCGCTCCCCTTTTTCTAAAACCATCACACCCCGAAGCTATCCGGCGGTTGGTCCGATCAATCCTGAAAGCCGATTGACAGCCCGTCTCGCCGAAATTTCCGTTTCAACTAGCTGTGCGATGGCGTTCCGCAAATCGATTTCGGCCGGCATTGTCGTGCCGTCGCACGCAATAATTTCGTCGATATAGAGCAGCACCGATGCGCACTGCGGTTCACCATCCTCTATCAAATTGCCCAATGCATCCCACAATTCTTCAGTGGTGGGAAACAATCCCCTTGCGATTCTCTGGCATCCCTTGATTTTCAATTCCACATCGCGCGCGCGGGGCTTCCGAAAATATTGATCAATGTAGCGGTCGACGACCGCTGTCTCCGCGGCATGCAACGTGCCGTCATAGCGAGCCAAGAACATCAAAATTTGAACGGCCGACTTCACTTTGCGGAAGGCAAATCTGACAGTATTCTGACTGCGCTGATCATCGCCCAATTCATCCAGTCTGTTTGACGATTCGAGCCAAAGACGGGCGTCTTCGAACACCTCTCCCGTCCCCATGACAATCAGTGATTGAACGCGATCTAGGCGAAACTCACGCAACGCTTGCCGTTCAAGGCAGAAGCCTTGCAGATAGATCAGCGCATTCTCTGTGAAGCAGCGTCCGCAACGAACACGCCTATGTGTCGGCGCACTGTTAGCGTCCAAGTAATCAATTTCGATCATCTGCCCTTCCAGATAATAGGGCAGGAAGTTGCGCTGATCCGGCACGGGATAATCATGCTCTGAAACAGGTAGGCTGGCGGGCATCGATGGAATTGGGGGCGCAACCGACAAAGCCGCGAGTTTTTTGTCCCAGCGCCGACGATCCTCGTCCGTAATGACGATTTGAAAACTCATTGTCTGGCCCCTTCGAGATCAAGCCGCCACGCAATCTCGATGCTGCAATTGATTTCTCGCGTCAAACTCGATCGTGGTTGGTCAAAGCAGCGAAGGGCCTTCTGTCCCCTTCTTCCGAAACCACGGCGCATCCGTGTGATCAACCGATATCCGCTCCGCCGGATAGGGCCGATCGAACTGATATAGGTCCTCCAGCGGCGCGGTGAGCCAGGTGTTCCAATCCTGCGGATCGAGGATGACCGGCGACCGATCGTGAATGTCGGCGAGCTCCGGCGCATTGTCGGTCATCACGCCGGTATAGACCGCGCCCCATTCGTCGCTCTGCGTCCAAAGCCCTGCCCAGGCAAAGATCGGCTGATCCTTCACGCTGAGCCATGTTTCTGTCATGCGGCCCGGCTCGCCCACAGCCTCCGCGAATCGCGCAGTCGGGATCAGGCAGCGCTGGCGCGGTTCCGCCGACCAGCGCTTCCAGAATGATCCCAGCTTGTCGAAGCGCGCATTATTGACCGGCTTGGGCTTGAGCGGCTGACCGCTCTTGCCGCGCAGCGAGACCGGGAAGCCCCATGTCATCTGCTCCAATACCAGGCCGTCGCCATCCATGCGCACGACGCTGCCCGGCGATTTGGGATGGACCTCCAATGGCCCTTCATTGAACCGCGCGCCGATCCTTGCGCCGAACAGTTGCAGCACCTTCTGCGTGTCGCCGCGCTCAGCCCGATTGCACATGGTCGGGAAGGTGGTTTGCGACAGGCCGCCTGTCAACGCGCTTGACCCGAATCGCGCCGATGTTCTCATTACGTTCTTATGGAACAGGTCGATCAAACACGCCTTGCCCTTTGGCGGAACAACCACTGCATCGCTTTTACGACAGAGTTTGAAAGCCGTGGCACCCTTTGGTGTTGCTGGATCACTGCGGTGCAAAAAGGCACCCTGTTAGGCCAAGGCACTTCAATCCAGGTATATGGTAAGCAAGCCGCGTTCGACAAAGCACTGGCCGATCTTGCCGCCGCGCTGCGTCGAAAGGGTCATGAAATGAGAGAGCAGGAATGAAAGGCCGCGGGCGTATTGCGGTTATCCATAGACCTCGACCAGCCGCGCCATCTGCCCCTTGGCGCGCTTTGAAGTGGCCAGCCGGTTATCGCGCAGCAGCTGCGCCACGTCCGCATCCGCGCCCTTGGCCAGCGCGATCGGGTTGCCGGTGACCGATATGTCATTATTGACGATCGTGATTCGCTCAGCGCTGCGATCGGTCCATGGAGCCTGCCAGCGCGGCGCGGTTTTCTCGCCATAGTGGATGCCATCGACGCAATTGCGGATATCATTGGCCCTGATTTCGATTGCCTGTGAGCCGCCCTTGCAGGTGATAGCACAGGTCGCGCCCGAAAACTTGGACCGCCGGATGCTCCCGCGCCGGATACCCAGAAAGTCGACAATCTGATCACGCCCGCCGCGCCCCGAACACAGGTTCATGTGCGCCTCGCTGCCTCCGTTGAACTTGAAGCAGTCATCCAGCGGGTCGATCGCATGACAGTCGACCAGATAGATCTGCTCGATCACCTTGGCCGGATCGTAATCGTCGCCATTTTGCCCGAAGTGAAAGCCATTCAGGCCGCCAACCGTCTTGATCCCGCGCAGCAGCATCCACTTGCAGCCACCGCCGCCGATCGCCGCGGCCCGGTTGTCGGTCCCGAAAACACGCGTGTTCTTGCCTCCCTTTATGGTAATCGGCTTGCCTTTCGCCCCGGACAGCGCGCGCGGTAGGGTGATATTGCCGATGATATCCCCGTCGGGCAGCACGAACGTGTCACCCGGCCTTAGCGCCGCCAGCCGGCGGGACAGGGATGCGGCGATGGTCACAGCGGAATCCACGGGACCGGCTGCTGGAGCATGGTCGAATAATAGGCCGATCCATCCGCATGTCCCAACGGCGCGGGATGGATCAAATCGGCGTTGAACTGGGCCGGATTTGCAATTCTCCCTGGCTCTCCGGGGATCGAAAAGACGCTGTTCACATCATAGTAGCCAGCAATATTGGCGACGCCGCCTGCCTTGACGAGGCCAACAAAGTCGGAGATGCGCTGCTGTGTCGTAGTCAGCGCCCCGACATTCGCGCCGCGAGGAAGGGGCAACGCGATCAGAACCCGGCAGGGAATTATGCCGCCATTCGGTCCCGCTTGATATGCGGCGATATAGTCGGCCGCTTCGGCCTCGGAAATGACCCTCATCTGCTCGACGGTCTTGTTGCCACCGCTCGTGTCGAAGTCGTTGGTAAAAGGTTGCAGGATGAGGGTGTTAAAAAACGGGTATTTCTGCCGCCGCGCTGCATTGTTGGCGCGATAGACTGACAGTTGCGCAGACGGCCTGCCCATCATGATGAGTGGCGTTTCGATGCCCGTAGCCAGCGCCGCCGCTCGAAAACCACGCCGCAACATACCGCCGCCCTCAGCAGTGCGGCCTTCAGCACCGATCAGTCCGCCATCGCCAAGGGCGGCATCGGTATTGTTATAGTAAATGCTGTCGGCGAGCGCGCCGAATGTGTAGGTAGGATGCTCACCATAGGCGAGCCATATTCCTCCCTCCAATGTACCGGCCGATAGGCCCGATGGGTTGGCAGTCCCAAGCGCGCTGGCCCCGGACCCGTCGTCTGCCCTGCGCCCGACGCCAGGGGGCAAGGTGCCTGCTGCATAGGGAATGGTCTGCACGGATTGCTGGCCAGATGTCAGCACCCGCTCTTTTTGCAGGTCCAACACCGCGCCAGCCGACAATGAAAGGCCGGTGATCTCCGTTACCAGCGTCGCGCCGGAACCATTGGGGATGACTACCGGCGTGGGTGACATGCCCAGCAAAGTCGAACCGTGTAGTGCGGCCGCACGGGTTGGGACGTCATTGCCGACGCCGATTTCCAGCCCGCCCGATCCGCCGACATAATAGGCCTGCCCGTAGCAGCGAAGCGCCGTGACATTGTTGGCAGCCAGCTTGGCTCGCTGCGTCGTCAACGCACGGACGGTGATGCTATTCGTGACCTGCGGGCCAATACCCGTATCATTATATTGGCCGATGATCTGCCAGGACTTGGCCGGCGTGGAGGCGCCGCCTGCGATGACCGCCCCACCGGGCAACACGGCGACTCCAGCGGCAAGGGCAAGCGCAGCCACGGCTGACGGCACGACAACACGACGAACGAGTTGGGCCACTCCCGACCAGATCACGATCTCGGTCGGGTTCGCAGGGTCGATCGGCGCGCCAGCGCCGAGGGCACCGGCTTCCGCAGGGTCCGCAGCGGTCGCCACTCCGGCACGGACGCATGCGGACGCGATGGCATCGTCGATTTCGAGGCGCGCCGGGTTGGAGCCGGGCTGACGCATATCCCAAAGCAGGATCTTCTTCATTCGCCATTATCCTTTAGCAGTGGCGACAGGCAGACACGGTCCATGACACGCTCGGCGAGCGCCAGGGCGGCCTTCGCGTTGGGGCAGTTGGCGTAGGGGCGGACCGTGGTGCAGCCGCCCAGCAACAGCAGCAGGGGGAGGAGGCGGGTCACCAGTCCACCCCCCGCCGAACCGCACGAATGACGATGGGCGCGGCGCCCGCGATGATCGCCAGCGGAAAGCTGACGAAGCCCGCGATGAAGAAACCGATGCTGGCCATCACTTCTGTGCCAGCTTGCGCGTGATGATCTGCCCCCAGACCAGCGGCACGACGACCAGCGCGACAGCGCCCAGCATCTCGACCGTGTCGGCGCCTAGCCAGCCCTTGCCGATGGCATAGCCGCCCACGATCAGCACGACCTGGCGCACCCCGGCCGCGATTTGTGTAGTGGTGACGTCGTTCATTTCATCCTCCGCGCAAAGGCCGCAGCCAGTTTTTCGTCATATTTATTTTCGCGATAGGCGGTGCCGTTGTAGCCCCGCGCAAAGGCCGCCCAGTCGCCGCGCCGCAGCGCGCCGGTCAGCCCGCGTCCCTCGATAAATCGGATGAAGGCGTCCAGCTGGTCGCCCTCCGTCTGCGCCTGCCGCCAGGCGAACGACCATGGATCAGGCGCGCCGCACACGGCGTAATTTTCGCCCAATATCTGGAACGCACCGTAGCTGGCCGACATGAACCCCGCGTCGACGTCCAGCGCGACGGCGCTCAGCAGCTGCTCCCACCGGCCGCCCTGCGATCGGGAATAGAGCTTGCGGTTCCATGTCCGCGACGACAGGGCAGGGTGGCTTCTGTCGAAACGATGGTCCGTCGATTTGCTGAACCGGTGTGGCTCGAACAGGATCGTCGGTCGACCACCGATAAAGGCATCGCCCGACGATTCGACGTCATAGACGGCCCATACCTTGGCCTCTTCCACCCGCAGGATCGATGCGGCCACAGCGATGTCCCGCGTATCCACCGGATAGTCGGGACCATCTGTCAGGCAGGCGAGAATCGCGGCCTTGCTTTGCGGGCCGATACGGCCATCGATCTGGCCATGATAAAAACCAAGCGATGACAGCCGCCGTTGAAGATCAACGTGGTTCATATATTCCTCCGGAATTTGGATGATGCTATTCGCCGCCGATCGGGCGCTTGCCCGCGACAATGTCGGAAAGGGTGCGTTCCGCGCTCAATTCCGTCTGCATCTCTTCGCGAATGGCCGACTTGCGGCGCACCGCCTCATCGATCATCAGGTCGCTCACCCCGCGCACGAAGCGATCGGTATAGAGCTTGACGATACGGTCCGCGCCCACCGTCGCCCCGGCCGTGATCAGCGCGGCGCCCTCGCCACGCACACCTGCCTGACTGACCAGCCAATAGGCTATCAGCGCCACCATCGGCAGGATGAGAATGTCCGCCAGCACCAAAGCAGGCTTGATCCGCACCCCGCGCTTGATCAGCAGCGCGTATTTGGCGGCAAAGCCGAAGGTCAGCCCGACCCAAATCCACCCATATTTGACGACAAGCGCCTCACCCCATGGCGACATCGCCGTTGCTCCCTGCTGTGGACTCATATCGATCCTCCTCACCTGCGGTTGCTATGTTCCGCGATCAGGGCGTTACGCGCAGTCTGAGCGCGGTTCAGGTGCATGGCTGACCAGCATCGAAAAGCATGCCCAGGATGACTGCTGTCAGGACGCAGCCGTTTTGCGCCTCTCAAAACTCAAGCGCGCGGGTGACGAGCGACATGTTCATGATGCCGCCAGGTGTTGCCGATGCCTTTGCCACCATCACTTCGTAATTGATGGTTGTGTCGGTGACAGAAGCGACGCGCCAAAAGTCTAAGCCGTAGTCACTCACGGTGCTGCCGGACGGGAAGGAGAAAGTCACATCGTCGGGCTCTGGCGTGACAGCCAATTGATGCGTGATGGAGCCGATTACGAGACCCACAGATCCGACGGGGATCTGCACAAGACGCTTCGACCGGCTTGTAATGCCGACGACCTTGCCCAACGTCGTGCCGGTCCCCAAGTTAGTAAAATTCTTGACCAGCGCGCCGAAGCACTCGCCATTGACGCGCGTGTTAGTACAGCCCTCACTGATCCACAGATTATAATCATTACTGACAAGTGCGCTGTCGATCGTCGCATTATCGACGCTTTCGAGGTACAGGCCATAGACATTATTGCGCGCGACCACCCGGATACGGGGTTGATCCGCCTCTGCCCCGACCTCTGAAAAGCTGTCCTGCCAGAAATAGGCACCTATATAGTTGTTGAGCAGGATTGGTTCAGAAAGGAAGCAATCCGGGTTTGCCACGTCATTGCCATGGTTCCACCCGGTGAACTCGCCCCCCGATACCCGCGCCCAGCGCGTCTTTGCACGCACGCCGGCATTGCCGCTGATGGTCGTTGTCTTGCTTCGTCCGCCAAAGCCTTTGCAATCCCTGATAACCGTTCCCTGCTTGGGCGTCGGATCAGGATCGAGGCCGCTGTCCTGCACCCGGAAACCGTCGCGCGCATAGGTGATCGGATCGTCCGGCAGGATCTCGCAGACGCAGTTGAATACCAGCCACCCACAGCGCATGTCGAATGCAGCCGATGTTGTCTCTGGCTCCGCAAGGCCCCATTCTCTGCCGCGACAGCCTTCAAGCACGTTGCCAGTATTCCTGCTGCCGTCACCTTTTCCGTCAACCAGATCGGAGCCGGTACGCAAAAGGGTGAGATCGCGCAGGATGATATTGTGGAAGTCATCGCGCTGGACGCCGATGCCGTACCACTGGCATTCCTTGATAGTCGCCCGTTCGCCCAGGAAGTCCGTGCAGCCGGTCGAAATATCCACGCCGGAATTGCAGAAAAGCGCATCCTGATCAGCCGCCGTCTGATTGTCGCGATTGCCGTCAATCGTCAGGTCGCTGAAACCGCAACCTTTGACTGCGATCGACGCGCCGACGCGCTGACCGAATTTGAGAACGTGGGCGTCCTGGCCATCGGCCAGCTGAAGGATCGTTACATTCTCGCCTGCACCTTTCAGGCGGATATTGTCATGCTTCACCCACAGCCCGGCCTGGTTATCCCAGTTGCCGCCGATGCGGGTTGTATCGCTGTTGGTGTTGCCGACCCGGAACAAGCCAGCTGTAAAATGCAGCGTGCCGCCGCCGAGCGAATGGAGATAGGCGAAGGCGCTGGTCGTCAGCTTGAGCGTATCTTCGCGCGTTCCGACGCCCACAAATCCGAAATGCCCCGCATAGACATCGCCCGCTGGCAGCCAGCCGGGCAGATCGGGGATCGCTGTCGCGCCGCTCTGGCGGATATAGCTCAAGTCCGCAGCGCTTACAGACTGGCCGTCGCTTGTGATCAACGAAATTACGGGCAACGCTTCGAGGAGCGCGTCGCGGCTCGGGAAGCCAAATCTTGCGAAAACACTGTCATCCCGCGCAACCTCTGCGGCGTCCCTGGCTGTGTAAGCTTCATCGCGCGCAATCTCCGCTAGCGATGCGGCTTCGGCGGCCCCTGCGGCTCCAGCGGTGAGATAGCGCTCATCCATCGCCGCGACGGTCGGCTCATCGATCAGGCCCGCGTCATACAGCCGCCGCTCTGCACCAAAGCCGGGCCGCCCGCGCTCGACGACCAGCTTGCGCTGGGCCGCCACGGTGACGCTCAGCATGGGCAAATCCATATATTGCGGAACCAGGTCGCCGGGAATCTCTGATCCCGGCTGCACCGCTACCCGCTCGGTCAGCCGACTTGCCGTCGCACCGCCGGTCAATTCCATGAAATCATAGGACAGGGACCGGGTGACGCCCGCCGCGTAGATCTGGCTTGCCTGTTCCGCCGTCCCGAGCGCCACGGCATTGACTGCCTGCCCATCCAGTTCGGCATTGATTGTCAGCAATGGCGCCGTCTGGTCGGTATAGCGGATCGCCAGCGCGAACAGGCGACCCGTCAGGTCCTGAAGGTCGCCGTTTTCATCGACATATCCGACCTGCAATGCAAAGGGTTCGCCGGCACGCACAATCAGCGCACCGGCGGGGGAAAGGCCCGCCAGGGTCATCAGCTTCACCTCAGTTGAAGAAAATCAGTTCCAGGTCACCGCTTCATAGGCGGCTTGCTTCGCGCTGGCCGTGGATGCCGCGCGGATCGCACGCTTGGCCTTGGTAGCAATCGCCTCGACCTTGGCGATTTTGGTGCGCGATGATGCCATGCCCGCCTCGAAACGGCTTATGACCGTCGCTAGGCTCTCGCCCGTTGCGGTGACTTCAGCCATCGCGAAGGGGTATCGGGCAGCGCGCTGCGGTACGGTCAGAGTGGCGAGCATCGAGCCGATCACATTACGATAGTCGTACACCTCCTGCGCCTTCTGCGCATAGGCATAGGATTGCCCCACCCCCTGCGTCATGACAGCGGCGCGTTGGGCCTCCCGTTCCCTGTCTACAGCCGCGATCAGCCGTTCTTCTGCACTCGCCAGGTCGCGCGCGTTGTAATAGTTGGCGGGTAGCGGCTCTATGGCGCTGTCCGGATAACCGTCTGGATAGACGAGCGATCCATCTGCTTTCAGGCGATGCGTGGGCCTTTCGCTCATACGGTCCAGCCCACCGACATTGCTGTTTCGCCCGAAATGGCGGCAAGCGTTCCTGCGCCACTATAGCGGCGTGTGAGCAACTGATACTCCCAGGTTGCGGCGGAGGTTGGGCCGGAGACGGATGCCGAAAAGCTCAGAACCGATGGTTCGCCCGCAGTGGCGCCGTAAGGATCTTGTGTCTCCGGCGCCATATCTGTCCAGGCGCCGCTACCGGGCGTTGCGCGATATTGGAGCTTGCCCGCCAGCATCCCCGATCCGCTCGATGCCTGATAGCCCAGATTCACGTTGGCCGTGATCATCCCGTCTGGCCCGGCGTTCAGCGTCAGCGGCCCGCCATTCGCACTGCCATAGCTGCTACTGTTATTGACGCTCAACGTGTTATCGGTGACGCTGTTGACCGCATCGCCATCCCGCACCTTCGTCATCTGGACGTCGGCAACAGCTATAATAGTGCCGTTATAGCTGATGGAAATCTTTGCCTGCGCCCGGTCGGCAGTGATGGCGTCGACGGTGAGCGTCTGATTATTCGCGCCGCCGAGAGAGGCTATCATGTTGCTGGTGCTCGTCAGAGCATAGGTCGTTAGTGGATCGGCGGTGATGTCGGTTGACCCCTGATAGACCAGATAGTCGACGGAGATCGGGAATTGCCCGGCCTTCGGTGTCCCGGCATAGGTACTGGCAACGGCCCTCACCCAGCTTGCGGGCGCAATCGAAAAACCGTCGGCGCCGCGCACGATTTCCGTGGCGATGTCGTCGCGATCCTCGCCGGTCGTCAGCGCGGGCGTCGGCGGCGCGGTACCGGTGCGGCCCAGCGCGAAATCATGCTTGGCCCCGCGTTCCGACATGAATGTAAAGGTAACGACCATCCGCGCCGGATCGATCTGGCGCTTGAGGATGATCGCGTCGATGCCTCCCAGGCCATGGTCCGGCAGGTCCAGGGTCAGCATGTCGCCCGGCCCGAAATGCCGCATATGCGGCTTGCAGGGTACGACGATCGGCGCGAGTTCGCGGCCGTTCAGCAGCTTGTAGGCTGCGATCTGCGCCGCCTGGTCCTTCTGCTGGATCAGGTCATATTGCTGTTCCTCGATCTTCTCCTCGCCATCTTCCGTGACGTAGCTGGAAATGCTGACAAGGTCAGACTGCACATATTCCCACTTGTTCGCCTCCGACCGATATTTCGGCCGAATGCCGTTCAGCCGGGCGGCCCATGTCTGCTGCGCCGTGACGTCGACATCCTCATCGGCCAGATCGTCGGCGGTCAACGTGTAGAGCGACAGGCGCGGCGCGTTGAACCGCAGCCCCAGCTTGCCCCCGCGCCACATCGGTTCCGCTGCGCCGGCTTCCAGGATGCGCTTCAGATTGGCCCAGCGGTCGCCCGGCTCATAGAGAACGCCGCCGACCTTCCACCCGTTTGCGTCGCAGATATTCGACAGGGTGACGAAATCCTGCACGATGATGCCATCGGGCGGCATTCCGACGCCAAACACCTTCTTGCCGTTGCGGAACCGGCCCAGCACATAGGCCAGCGCGTGCTGTCCGGGGCACTGCGAATATGCCCACGTCGTTTCGTCCGCGATCCGGTGTGCGCCCGATCCACCGGGATAACTGCTGTCCTGGCGGGCGTCATAGGTCATGACACCCTCCCACACCGCGCCCGACGTGGGCCATCCCGACGCGAACCGCTTGCCATCCTTGTCGAACTTGCCGTTCCACAGGATTGCGGCCTTGCTCGACAGCTTGTGCGCCGACGACCAGTTCGGCATCCCGGCAAAATGCGGTGTCAGCGCCGTTTCGCTAGCCAGGCCGTTGCGCACGTCGCGATAGAGGAAGCCGCTATAATAGCCGGTCGCCGCGCCCCCGCTGAAAGGAATGGCGGCATAGTCCATATAGCAGGCCTCCAGGCCCAGCAGCGGACCAGCGACCGAAGAGACCAGCACCATGCCCCGATAGGGGTTCTTCACCTTCTTCAGCGTCGCGCCATAGCCGACATCGTGGCGCAGGACACCGCCGCTATAGGTGCGGCCGATGACATAGGGCGAAGGCGGTTCCGCGGCGATGATGACCTGATTGATGGTGCCGCGCGCCGGCGGCTTCTTGGCGGTCAGCTGCGCACCGATCGAGGCGAGGGTGGACGCCACCGATGCAACGGTTGCGACCGTGGTGAGTGTCGCCGCAGAGACGCCGGCCAGTGTGGCTGTCCCTGCCATGCCAGCGGGCGCAAGTGCCGCGAGTGCGGCACCGCCGGTCGCCGCGACCAGCGCTACAGCGCCCGCTATCACCGCGACGGTGCGCAGGGTCTTAGACACGCCAGGCCCCGATCACATGATCAAGGGATAGGACAAGCTGCGGCTTCACGCCGCTCGAATCATCCTGATGCCAGCCCACCAGCTTGCCGACCGTGTCGCTGATGCAGATCGAATCGAAAAGATCGTCGCCGGGCAACAGCGCCAGGTCGCCGACCCACATCTGCGCGGGGCTGATGCGCGGCAACAGACTGTCGAGCAGATCGGCCACAGTCGCGAACCCTGCCTTTTTCAGGGCCGTGCGCGCGCCAAGTGCTGACCGGAAATCAGGGATGGACGGGGGGCGGTGCCCCATGTTGCGCATCTGTGTCCGCGCCATATGAAGGCATGTCGCGCGCCCGCGCCAGCTGAACGGGCGCGCATATTTGCTCAGCGTCTTGCGGGTCGCCTCTACGCGCCGTGTCATCTCAGGCAAGTTGCGTCCTCACCAGGTTAGCGTAATTGGACCAGCCGGCGCTGGGATAGATGACCGAACCCGCGCCATTGGAGCCGGGCTGGGCCTCGGTGCCCCATGCGACGGCGGAGGTCAGGCCGGTCGCATTGTCCTCGCCCAGCTCGCCGGGGAAAACAGATTTATGGAAGGCCGACGACAAGGTGTTGCCGTCGTTCGAGTTGAAGAAGCGTTCACCGCGCGGAACGAACGTCATCGGCAGTTCCCGCTTTGCCCGTCCAGTGACAAGCCGCACCTGATCCATCTGCCCGTCAAACTGCTGATCCGGCGTTCCGATGATTTGCCCGGTCATATCGTCCAGTTCTGCGATCCAGATCCGCAGCCGCGATCCCTGCATTCCCGGTGCAGCCAGGTCGACCGCAGCGGTGGTACTGGCAGGCAGGAAGGTGAGCGAGAAGGCAGGAACCTCGTCGCCAACCCCTTCTTCAAATGCCTCCATCGACCCGATGATGCCGAAGGTCGGATCACGCGCGATATATTTTTCCGACGCCCATGGCACCCAGCCGCCGTCACACAGTCGGATCGTCCGGCCGTCGCGCAATTCCAGCTTCAGCAGGCCGCTCAGCCGCACGCGCCTCATGGATCGGCGGCTTACTTCGACGCCACGCCGCTCAGGGCGAAGCCGCAGCCGGCGATGAACGCTGCCAGTGCCAGGATCGCGCAAAGCATCGCCGCCATTTGCGCGATCGACCCGGCCTTGTACGGCGGCATAGGGTCATGGCTTGCGTCCTTATCCGCCATCGCATCCTGCGCATTCCAGGCCAGATATTGCGCCACGATGTAAAAGCGGTCCTGGGACAGGTGCGCGCCCAGATAGGCGCAAATGTTAAAGACCAGTCCTGCCGCGAAAATGCCAAAGGCCCACCACAGCGCCGCGAGATCGAATGTCACGGCACTGGACGACCCCACGAAGCTGAACAAGGCTACCAGCGCGCCGCCGTTGATCAGGGTCAGCGCCTGTAAACCGCTCTGCGCAAAGCCGATCGAATAGCTCAGCCGCGCTGTCGCTTCCGCCTCCTGCGATGCACATTCTCGCTCCATGCGCATTATATCCTGCTTTGCCATCAGCCCATTTCCTCGATCGTGAACTGGATGCCGGTCACCCGGTTGGCGCGTGTCAGTTGCCAGCTCTGTTCATTGCCCGCTATGTCGCCCTCGATCATGGGCTGGTCCAGATGCACGGTCGCGCCATCGGCGAAAGGGACGCGCAGATGTTCGCCCAGCGTGACGGTCACCTTGCCGTCGCCCGCTACGATGCCGCCCACAAACACATTGTGCAGATAATGCTGGCCCGTCGCATCCTCGATCGACATCCAGAAGCCCTTGGCCAGATCATAGCCCGGCGTCAGGCCGCGCAGTGACAGGACGCGCCCCGCCTGGTCCGCGCCATCGACCACGGGCGAACCCGAACCGCTCTGATCGACGCCCTGCAAAGGGTAGGCAGTGCGCAGCCCTTCCTGCTTTCCGCGCACCAGGTCAGCAATCAGGGCGGATCGCTGGGCAGCGGTCCCTATCCCCATGCTGATGGCGGCGCGATAATGGCCGCCGGGCCGGTCGATCCGCACACCCACCGCATTGGTCGCGCCGCGCACTGTGCCGCCGACATCGACGAAAGCAGGCGTGACCGATGCGGGCAGGTCGCTGGCGGACAGTTCGATCATGCGAGCCTCCGGCTGTTGCGTCGCGACACCGCCTTTTGCGCCCCATTGCTGGCGCCAGACGCGATGATCGGCGCAGCCGCCCCCACGGTCTCCGCGCTCACCCCGGCACTGATCCGTGTCACCTCGACATCGAACAGGTCGCCCTTGATGACGCGGACCTGAAGCCCGTTATCGTTGCTGGCCATGGCCCGGCGTGTGTCGCTGGCGGTCATGACCTGCGCGCCGCGCGGCATGTTGACGATTTCCGGCCCATTTTCGCCGACCAGCATGGCGCCGGCGGGCGTGTACATATTGCCGATCGCGCTGCCGGGAACGCTCTTCTTGCCCAGCAGCCCAAACAGACTGCCGATCGTGGGCAGGTTGCCGCCGCTGATCTGATTCTGAATCGGGTTGATGACCGCCAGTTTCCACATGGCTGAAACGACATCGTTGATGGCGCTCATCGCCACATTCTTCCAGCTGCTCCAGTTGCTGGGGTTCAGCACCGTATCGACGACATTGGACCCGATATCCCGCATCGCCATCATCCGCGCATTGCTGTCGTCCAGCGCATTGGTGAAGGCGATCTGTGCGGCCTTGGCCTTCATCAGATCTTCGACCTGTTGGGCGGTCAGGTTTTTGCCGTCGCGCTCCAGTTCCAGCTGATAGCGGCGCAATTCGACCGCCGCCTCAATCTCGCGCCGACTCTTGCCCCGCAATTCCCATTCGAGGTTAAGCAGGGCATTACCAGCGCTGATGTCGTCATTCGCGGCGCGGAACGCCTTCTGACGCTCGGTGATCTTGTCGCCTTCTTCCGCCAATTTCGCGCGCGACGCGCCACCGATGTCTTGGTTGTTCGCCCAGCCATTGCGCTGTGTCGTCAGCGCCATATCCGCTTTAGCGGCCGCTTCCGCTTCGCGCTGCCGCTCTCGCTCGGCAGCGCGGGCGGCGCGCTTTGCTTCACTCTCCGCAGACTTCGCCGCCTTGGCATTTGCCTTGTCGGCCACGCCCATGGCGTCAAGCTTAAGACGGTTGTCCCAAGCCATCTGCGCGCCGGCGACTGTCGCCTCTGCCGACCCGAGTTCGTTCGCCAAACCGGCACGTTGTTGCTCCAGCTGGCGGCGGCGCTGCATGGCCGCGCGCGTGCCCGTGCTGTTGGCGATTTCCTGATCGAGCGCCTGTAATTGACCGCGAAGCTGCTCCACGCGGACTTTGCCCATGCCAAGGTCATTGGCCGTCACACGGCCCTGCGCGGTCGCCAGGCGATTGAGTGCGGATGTGAGGGAGTCGACCTTTTTCGAAGCGGATTCCGCATCGTCGCCGGCGGCGAAAAACTTTTCGCCCAGCATTACCGCCAACGGAATGGCAACGCCGATCGCGACACCGACCGGACCTGCTAATATGCTCGCAAACCGAGCGAACTTGCTGGCTCCGCCTTCTGCCCCACCCGACATTAATTGCAGCGCCCCGATCGCCTGTGGCGCCTGCATCGCGAATGCCCTGATCGCGTCCGTCCCGCCGATCACCTGGACGGCGAAATCCTGCGCCTGAAAGCCCAGCTGCTGCATGCCGGCACGCATCGCACCCGATGTCGCGACGTGACGCGTCTGCGATGTGCTGGCACTTTCCAGCGCGGCTTCTTCCATCCGAAGCTTCGCGCAATATTCATCCAGTGTGATCGACCCTGCCGCGATCAACGTTTTGGCCTGCGCCATTTCATTGTTGAACCGTTGCTGCGCCGCCCAGGTAGGATCGAGTTGCGCGCGCAGGGCAGCTGCGCCGGCTGTCAGCCGCTCCTGTTCAGCAAACAATTCGCGAAAGGCGGCGGCAGAAACGCGGGCCGACCCTTCCTGCAACGACGAACCCGTGCCAACCGCATCGTTGATCCGCATCTGCATCGCTGTTTGCGGCATGATCGCGGCTATCTTTTCCGCACTGGCTGCCATGCGACGACGCGCCGACTCTGCGTCATCGGCAGCCTTGTCAAACCCGCGTGACCAGCGGGCGGCAGCGGCCTCACCCGCCTCGCCAGTTTCGCGGAAGTCGCGTTTGACATCTTCCTTGCCCTCCGTCCCAAGGCGGATAGCGACTTTAGGCGCTGTCATTGTCCGGTCGATCCTCGGTCATCTGGTCGAGCAGGATGCGCTCGATCGGTGGCAGAACCTGTGCAAGCAGGGGCATGTCGGCATGTTGGGCTGCGCCCAGCGCCAGGACGGCCCCGAAATCGAGACCATAGGGAGCGCCCATGCCAGCGCGGAGCTGGCGGCCGCAGCCCGATATCACGTCCCAGACGGAGACCCCGGCGTCGGTGCGCAGTTCGTTTTCGCGATAGGGGCAGCTTTTCTCGCGCCCTTTTTCCGGGTCCGCTTCGCACCGGCCGTGACGCTGCGCCTGGCAGACCGATTGGCAATATCCACTTCCTGCGTCGCCCCCGCTGAAATGCCATTCGGCAAGGGCGATGATCCGTTTTTTTCCAGTTCCTTCATGACGAACGGACGGACATAGGCTTCGTCCAATCGTTCGAACCGGATCGGATCGGCCAGGAAAATGGCAAGGCGCTCGGGCGTCACCGTGACCGGATTGCCATCGCCGTCGCCAACGCCGCGCCAATCGTCGATCCCCGCCATCAGCAGGCTTTCGGACAATATATCGCCTGCCTGTTCGACCAGTTCGTTGGGCAGGGGAGCATCGTCATCGTCGGGCAGGCCGCTTCCGATCGCGGATGCAGCCGCGCGACGGGCATTGCGCAGCGCGACGCGACCGATGGGCACGAAGTGCACCTCGACCGCCGGCAGGTCGCCGATGGCGGCCTGCACCGTAAACCACCACGGCTCCAGCCTTTGCTTTTCCGCGTCCAGGTTCAGCATCAGAAACTGTCTTTCTGCTTGCCAGTGCGCCACTCGATGCGAATCTTGCGCTCTTCCTCGATCAACTTCATCCGGTCGCCCTCGCGTACCAGATTGCCGCTCTCGACGGCGTAGCGCACGACGCGGCCGGTTTCGGCATCCGCTTCGATCACCTTGGCGATCAGGTCGCCCGTTTCAGCGTCCACCACGCGCAACCGTGCACACACGTCCATCGGGGTTACGCCGATTTTGGCATAGGTGGGTGGAGCCTCTTCCTCGGCGGGACTTGCTGCCTCAACGGGTGCGTCCTGAGACGTCGCGACGGGTTTGGACTTCATGGGATACTCCATCAGTAGCTCGAAACAGCATTGACCAGTGTTGCCGTGACCTTGTGGCCTCCCGGCGCAGCTGCGGCCTGGCAGTTGAAATCCGCAGTGATGCCGCCCGGGCCGTTGATGGTGCGCTTGGTGCGCGGCAGGAACACGCGAGGCATGGCGAATTTCAAGCCACTCGGACCACGATCCCACCCGATGCCGGTCAAGTTGACCGGCGTGCCATCCGTCGCCACCGTCAGCAGGTCCAGACTGTTGAACCGGGCAGTGAAGCGCAGCTGCGCCTGGACGACTCCGGGAACGACGCCGCCAATTCGACCGTCCTGGCGAATGACCTCCACCTTCTCCAGCGAATTGGATAGCGACAGGTCCGCCGACACGATATTGCCGAGCGGCGTGCCATCGCGCTCGATCAATCCCGTCGCATGGGCAAATCGCGCTCCTTGCTGCACCGTTGGCGTGCCCGCCACTGATGCGGGAACGGCGGCGGTTTCGCCTTGGGCGATGAGCGACACGGTCGCGTTGAGCATGCCCGATCGTCCCATGCCGATCCGCAGCTGATTGACGACAGCACCATAATGGACCGAGAAGGACGGCACGTCAGGGTTGCCAACCTCGATCGACAGCGATGGCAGCGCGGCCGCGCCCGACGAAAAGCCGTGTACATATGGCCCGGTGCCTGACACCGTTCCCGGCCCGAAAAAGGCCTTCAGCCAGAAGCCTATGGCCGCAATGTCTACGGGCACGACGATATCGCCGTCATTCGTCGCCACGTCATAGGCCGGGTCAAGCCCTTCACGCCCGAAGCCGAGCTGATCATCCTCGATCAGCGGTCGTTCCTCGCCCATGGAGCTGCTAACGAAGGGCAGCTTTTTGAACCCGCTGGCCGGGGTCACGCCATAGGTCGCTTCCGCGACGGCGTGCAGCACGGCGTTGATGCCCATCGCAAAACCCATAATAGGTCTCCGTTCTTAAAGAGGATTGTCTGTCGAATATTGAGCGATGATGTCGAACATCCCGCCCTTCTGCGTCTGGCCGCCGGTGACATTGATGTTCACAAGATCCAGCGCCGTGACGTCGATATAATTGACCAGGCCGCCCAGAAAGCGGTCGGCCTTGATCGGGGCCGCGATCATGGTCGCCATCCGATCCAGCACCAGCCGCAGCGGCTCGGACGACGTATAGGCTGCAATCTCCACCGGGATGCGGTGCGTGTAATGATAGGTCGGCGGCGACAGGTCGATGTCCGGCTCGCCCAGTTCACCGTCACGAAGCCAGACTGTGCCACGCGGATCTATGCGTCGCGGCCGATCGCCACCATCATCGTCGAGCGAGATGATCAGATAATCGGGCACCGCCAGGCGGATCAGATTGGAGACCGCCTGATCCACCGCATAACTTTTCGCCATATCAGCCCCACTCGGATGCGATGCGCCGCGCGACATTGGCGGCGCGCTTCTGTGCCGGCCCGTCCAGATCGAACAGCCGCGGCATCCGCACCCCGCGCACCAGATTGAACATCAGCACCGGCTTCTGCTTGCGTGGTGCCATGCCGCGCCGTCCCTGCGTCCTGCCGGCCGTCGCGCGGCGATAGCCCCCGGACAGTCCCGACACGACGTCGATGAAGGCCGATCCCTTACTGCCCTCGATCACGACCTGAAGCTCCGCATTGAAATGCAGTTCAACCTCTTCGGGTGACATCCGCGTTCCATTGGAGCGCTTGACCGATGACACATAGGCGCCACCGCGCCGTCGGGCAGGGACGTTGCGGGTCGGTATCCACAGCCATTTCGCACCGTTGACCGGGCGAATATGTGCGCCGCGCGCAAACGCGTCGATGATGGCTGGCGCATTCGACCAGATATAGCCCGCCGGGTTGAGTGACCGCCCGCCCTTTGGATAGACTTCCGCACGCCATGTGTTGGCGAGGCGATTGCCCATGCCCGCGTCACGAACCTGCTGGCGATAATCCATGGTGAGATCGCGCGTCTCTTCGCGCATGATCTGCGTGACATCGTCGGCGATCTCGCCTTCGATGACGCCTAGCAGTTTGGTGAGAGATCCGGGCCGATATTCAGCGCTGATCCTCATCGCGATGCATCGACCGGCTCTGCGCCGATCGTCCATGTCAGATTTTCGGTATCTCCCACGGGTTCCCCGGTCAAAACCAGTTCCTCCACCGGGGTGAAGATATCATTTTCTCCGATCTGCCCGACGATGATCGTATCGCCTTCGCGCAGCTCCGGCAGCTGGGATTTGCGGACTTCGATCAGGTGCGAGCCGGTGATAATGGGTGCATCGCCGAGCCGCGCCATCTGGTCGTTGCGCGACCGTATGATGCGGACACCAGATGTATGCACACCGAAAATGGAGGTGTGCTCCGCCGCTTCGGAGCCGGGTGCCGTGAATATGGCGTCCAGCGCCGAAGCGAACGGATCGGGCATTATGCTGGAGTACCGTTGAGCTTGACGCGCCCGACGGTATCGGCAGATGCGGCGGCCTGGACCGATACGCCGACATAGGTGTTGCCGGCGGAAGTGGTGGTCAGGCGCTTATTGGTATTGTCCCAGTATACCTTGGCGAACGCGGTCCAGGCTTCGCCAGTCGCCTTGGCCAGATCCCAGACGTCCCTCACGCGACCCTCGACCGAAGCGCCGTTGGCGGCATCGGTCAGGGCAACGGCGAATTGGGCGCCAACCAGAAAGCCGCCACCGGCGGCGACAGCGTAGGGTGCGGTGAAGGTCAGGGTTTCCCCCGGCTGAACATAATTGCGTGCCATCGCGGCTTACTCCTTTGCGGTATCGGCCGCAGGCTTGGCAGCGCGCCGGCTTGGCGCACCCCTGTCGGCATCGGTGGTGATGGATTCTGCAGGTGCCTGCGCATCCTGCAGGTCGGAAAAGTCGTCCGTTACGTCCAGCGCGGCATCATTCTCGATGACACGCTTCGCCTCTTCGTCGGTGACGTGCAGGACACCCTCGTGGGGGTGACGCAACACGCCGTTGACGTGAGCGGCAGTGGCAAGTTTGATGAATTTCATGGATGGTCTCCTGGAATAGCCGGCGCGACCGAAACCGCGCCCGCTATCGCCTCAATGTCCCCCGACGGTTATGCCCCCGGCTGCTTGTAAGCGGAGCGGTAGTTCACCGCGCCGACGCCGTAATCGTGCCGCACCTTCCATTCGACGCCATCGACCCGCCAGCCGTCCTGGCTATCGGTGAATGGCTCCGTGACGCCGTTGAGGAACACAACCTCAATCGCAGGCGCGACATTCGGATCGGCAAAAGCGTAATAAGCCGTGCCGGTGATCCGCTGCGTCGCCACGATGTCGCTGAACATGCCCTTCACGATATTCGGCTTCTGGAGCTTGTTGACGGCATCGGGGTCATATTCGCTGCCATTGATCGTCAATGCAGCGCCACGAAGGCCACGCGGGACCAGCAGCACGCTCGGCGTGATTTCAAGATACTCGTTTCCGCTTATATCCTTCTGCGCGCCCATCGCTGCATCGATAGCATCAAATGCCGCCATGCTGGGCGCAGCGCCCGGGCTGGCAAGATTGCCATGGTTCGCGTGAAACAGGGCCACCCCGTCGTTCATGACCGGGTTGGAGTTGAGCAGCGCGTAGACATCGATTTCGATCGTCAGCTTTGCGGCACGCCCCAGATCGACGGCGAGGCCGGAAAACACTTCCATATCGTCATTGACGATCGCCTGGCGCGACAGGTTGATGATGTTGCCCTTCGTGGTCGCGCGGATCTTCTCCTTGGCCAGGTCGGGGATCGGCTTATTCTTGAACTCGCCAGCCTCATTGACATTGTCGAGCGCGCCGAAGCTGCCACGCAGGTAGCGGCTGTGATCACGGAAGTCCGTTACCGTACCGGTGCCGCAGAAGCGTGACCATGTGTCCGGTGTGATTGCATAGGCCGCCTGCAGGGTGCGATGGATCGCATTTTCGAACAGGACGGGGAAGTCGCTTGTCGTCTGCGTGATCACCGCGCCCCGTGCAGTCATGGCTTCGCGCACGATTGCATCGGGGTCACGCGAGGCGATGTTGATGCCCATGTTCGACAGGGCTTCACGCGCCAGATCGACGTTGCGCACGCCGCGGAACTCGCCGGGATCGATGCGCAGGGTTTCGCCGCGCGCGGCGGCGGCCTGCTCGATCATGGGCGCGACGCCAGCTTTCACGAGAATCCAGTTGGTCGCGCCTTCGATGAACTTTTCGCGCTGATCGGTGGTGACCCGAGCGGGACTGTTATGACCGATATTGGCGGCGTCACCCTGTTCAGCGAGCTTGTCGAGGATCTTCTCGCGCGCGACGGCAAGGGTCGTGTCGGAATTGATCAATTCATCGATGAACGCGGCCTCCATCCCATGCTTGGCACCGAGATTGCGGATGCCGGCGACACGCGCGCGTTCGGTGGCGACGGCGCTCTGGACATCTGCGGCGGTCAGGGCGGTAACCGAGGTGTCGGCAGGCGACGTTCCGGGCGCTAAAGCAAGCGCGCCGGTGGCGGGCAGGGCATCCTTGGCGTCGAGCGCGATGGCGGAATTGCGAATCTTGTCAATCTCTTCCTGGGTGCCGCCGTCCTTCTGGAACTTGGCGATCGCGGCAACCAGCGCCGCGCGGGTCTGATAAAGGTTCATGGAATTGTCCTTGGTCTTTGGCGCGGGCGCCGTCGGGGTGGTGCGCGCCATCGCCATTGCGGAGATGAGCGGGCTATCGGGCACATGCTTGAACCCGAATGCTTTGACGTCGCAGGCGGAAGCGCTCGACGCTTCCGAGACGGACGTTATGAAATTCTGCTCGAGGGCCTGCTCGGATGTGAGCCAGGTCTCCGCATCGAGCATCGCGATCAGATCATCGGCAGAAATGCCGGTCTGACCCGAATAAATGCGCACGAGTTGATCGCGGATGATGTCGAGCTTGTCTGCGGCGGCGCGCAGTTCACGCGCATCGCCGATCGCGACATCCCAGGGATTATGGATCATCATCAGCGCGTTGTCGGCCATGATGATCTCATCGCCCGCCATGGCGATCACGGACGCCATCGAGGCGGCAAGGCCGTCGATATGAACAGTGACCTTCCGGCCCGCCGCCTTCGCGCCGACAATGGCGTTGAAGATGGCGAGGCCTTCCATGACGTAGCCGCCGGGCGAGTTGATGCGAACGACGATATCCCCGTCGCCGCCAGCGATCAGTGCGAAGATGGTTTTGGCGTCCAGGCCGTCCCATTCATCGCCGACGATCCCATAAATCAGGATTTCGATCATTTCGCAGGGTTCCTCTGATCCGCGTTTGGTATCTGCACTGAGTTGCCGACCTGAGTGACGCGGCGGGGGTCGCTATCGAGAATGATGCCCAGGTCATCGAGCCGCTTCATGTCGGCCGCCAGCTCAGCGAAGAAGGTGTCGGGGTCATCGCCATTCTCGCGGATGACCTGGCTGTGAGTCTTCTGGCCTGACCGCACAGCATCCCGGTTGGCCGGAACCTCGCTGGCCGGGTCGAGCATCTCATGTTTTGGAGGCGTCCAGCGCATGGAAACGCCGGTTACGTCGTGGCCTTCCATCTCCGCAGCTTCGATAAACCAACGTTCGACCGAGGCACAAAATTGCCGGATGAACATGAGCCATTGCCACGTATCCACCGAACGCTTGAACGTCAGTCGACCAAGCCTGCCTGAGATGAAACTGACCTTGGATAGATCGCCAGTCAGTATTTCCACTGGCACCCCAAGCCCCGCGGCAATCGCAAGATGCGACACGCGGGAGTAGTCCATGTAACCGTCGACAGTAGGCGGCGATGGGAAGGTTATCTCTTCACCCGGGCGAAGATATTGGACCGTGCCGCTTTCAACAAAATCGAGCGGTTCGCGGTCAGCGGGATATTCCCCACCATCCCCGTCATTGCCGATGCCCGGGAACTGGCCGTCATCATCACCGCTGACAAAGCCGGCGAAGGCAGAGGCAATTTTCTGACGCGTCAGTTGCGCGTCCTCATAATCCCCGAAGTCCTTCAGCCGCAGGATGACCGGCGCGAACCACGTCGCACCATGCTCTTGCTCGGGCCGGTCAGCACGGAAGACGTGGGCAACGTCACGATCGAGAACATAGGTAGACGTGCTATCGCTGGGCCGTGTTGAACCCGGATGCGTATTATAGAGCCAGTAGCCTTCGCGACGCCCGAGCGGGCTGAATTGGATGCCATGGACGTAATACCCGGCCGTGGTGCCGGGCGACGCCGCCATCGGGCCATGGCGCGAGCCGTCGATATAGTCAGGCTCCAGCAGCTGAAGCTGCATAGGCAGGGGGAGGCGGTCACTCTTTCGACGCCACCGGCGGCGCAACAGGACACTGCCACTGACTACGATGGTGCGCGCCGCCTGCAGCTGGATGCCATAGAGGTCGTGCCGTCCGGCTGCATCGCAATTGGTGGTATCGAAATGCTTGCGCGCCAGGTCATTCAGAACGGCGTCAACCACACCATTGCGATAGACCTGAAACGTGATGCCCGTGCCGACAATATGCTCGGCAATTTTGTTTGCACCCGACGTGGCCCAGGGATTGTTGCGATCGAGATCACGGGCAATCCCGCGCAGCGCCATCTGGGTGGCAGGGGTCAGTTCGCCATTTGCGTCCAGCCGGGTACGGCGCCATCCCGCAGCGCGACGACCGACAGTCGCGCCGTCATATTCTGCACGTTGAGCCGTTCGAATGCGTTGGCGGACGGGCTTTGCTTTGCCCGCATCCACACCTTCCTTGCCGCCGCGACCCAGTAGGCGGTCGATAAACTTCGGCATTACAGCCCGTTCCGATAGTAGGGCGTCCGCCGGCGCAAAACGCCACTCACCGCCTGAGCCTGCATCTTGAGCGCCGCTTCAATGACCTGCTCCGCCGCGATCAACTGGTCGAGCGACTGATATTCCGTTTTGCGCCCATCCGCGAAGGTGACGGAACGGATGCCGGAGGCGATTGCCGAGCGGACGGTCGCAAGGTCGGACGTGGTCCAGGTCGTCATGCTACCGCCTCCTGCTAGTATAGGGATTACGTCGGCGCGCATGAGCTTGCCGATTAGTTGTTTGTGTCGATGACAGCTTCTTGACTTCAGAATTCTCGACCGCATCGGATGCTGCAAAGTCGATCGATTGGAGTGTCAGGCGATCATCCAAACCGACTTCCCTCTGTCTGGTCGCCGCTGTTTCAATGTAACTGTCATTGTCTTTCGCCAGGCGCGCAGTCGCCACTTTGTTAGACGATGGCGATCTCATATCTGGCGTTGGCCATTGCACCCGGAATGTTTTCGGCACCCACCGCATATCGGTGCGTGACTGGGCAAAGGGCGGCTTCAAGATCGCCGCTTCGCCATAGACCAGAATATCCAGCGTCTCGTTCCGTGGCCGCAGCTTGACCCATTTGCCCTTTTTGAGCTCTTCCGCCGTCAATTCATCGACATGATCATCGTCCAGATTTTCGGGCAGATGGATATAGCCCGGCCCTGGCAAGTCACGGCGCAGCTTCGCGTCGATGATATTCTTGATCTTATGGACATTGGGTATCCACAACCGCGCACTGCCACGTCGCGCACCGCCCTTTGCCTTCTGGTCGGCAAACTCGCCTGGTGGCATCAGCTTACCTTTCGGGTTCGACCCGCCCTTGACAAGCGTGATGCGCGACGAATGAATCCCCAGCGCCCGTGCCGCATTCCAGAACCATTTAGCCCCAGCCGTGGCCTGGTCACCTTTCTGGTCGCTGCCGCCGGTGTCAATCGTGACCGACAGTATCGGTGCATAGCCAACCGGCTTGCCGTCCGGGCCCTGTTCCGCGAGCGGATATTTGCGATCGAACAGCGGAAGCAGCACCTTCCAATGTTCGTGATGGATGAAGGGGGACACTTGCGTCAGCCCATCGTCCAGCACGTCGATCGCAAAGCGGTCGATCAGCCAGCGTTCGCCATCTTTGCCATAACCGACCGCGCCGCCCTCGAACCGGTCATGCTGAACGTCGATGATGATATTGACGACCATGGGGCCGCGCGGCACCTTGCCCAGCTTCCAACCTGCCCGCCGCCGCTTCTTCAGCACGTCGACCGCGATCGGCTTCTCGCCGCTTGCCTGAGACCGGTAATTCTTGCCCGCCTTGGTATTGATGAACGTCCGCAGGTCGCTTTCATCCTGCCGCGTCTCCCAGGCAATCTGGGCCGCGCGCCAGATCCGCGCCAGGCGGGGCCAGCTGGTCAGCGCCATCAGCCCATCAACCCGAAACGTCCGCCGCCTTTTGCTGGCCGTTGGATTGGCGGCGACAAAACCCCTGTTCGGCAGGTCGATCAGGCTGTCGAGCACCGCGCGCCTGTCCTGCGGCGTCAGAACACAACCGTTACCGGTCCCGCACACGACATGCGCAGTATGTTCGGCGTCATCGGCGTTGCCTGTGCGATCAAACTGCAAATCGCGCAATATGTCGATTTCCCAGCGTTCGCCGCAGGACGGGCAGACAGGATGGATGCGTTCATCCGTACCTTCCGCCACGAACGCCTCGACGCCGCCGCCATCTTCCCGCGCCGGCGACGACGATATGAACTTCTTTTCGCGGCCTTCATGCGATGTGCCGCGCCCTTCCAGCAGGCCAATCCCCGAGCCCTGACCGCCTTTATCCTTCGACGATCCGATATCTTCGTCATACTGGTCGTAATCGTCCAGCCAGCCATAGCGCACGGGGCGCTGGGTGAACTGCGCTGGCACCGGCCAGACTGACGCTAGCGACATGCCCCGAAACAGTTTCAGGTGGATGGCGTTGGCATCAGGCGACGGCATCAGCTTTTGTTTGACCGCCGGCGTTTCGTCGATCAGCGGATTGAGCCGCGTCTTGGAAAATATCCCGGCCATTGCCTGGTCGGGCTGGCAGACCAGCGAATCGGACGGGTCCGTGTCGATGATCCAACCCATCCAGGCCAGACCGATTTCTGTGCCGCCGCACTGCGATGGCTTGATCATGCCCACTTCCGCGACTTCCGCGTCGGACAGGCAATCCATGATTTCAGGCTGCCAGGGCAGCGTCGTCGGGTCATAGCCGCGATGCACGACCGCCCAGTGGCTGACACTGGTTTTCAGTTTGGGGCGGACATTATGCGCCTGTCGGCGCAATATATCACCGCCCGTCGTTGGGGGCGGGAGCCTCCAGCGCGGCGGCGGGATTGTCGCGCCGGTCAACAATATCCTTACCCCAATTCTCCATCTGATCGGCAAACCAGTTCTGGTCCGCGGCACGCAACGCCTCGATAGCCACCAGCTGCTCGCGGGTCAGGTCGATCTTCTTGGCAAGCCGCGCGCTGAACGTTGCCGCCCGCTGGGCATAGCGCGCCAATATGTCACCCACCGCACCATCGACCGATACCACCGGCACCAGTTCCTTGCGCAGATGCGCCAGCTTCATGGCTGAAATCTCTTCATCGACCAGCGCCTTGCGGTCAGCGATCGATAATGTCGGCCCGGCAGGTGCGACCAATCCCAGCTCCAGGGCCAGCTGGCCCAGTGCTTCGGACTTCTGTCTTTCGACTTCCGCCTTGTCGCCCTCTTTCGCCTTCCATGCCGCAATCGCGCCGGGAATGTCGATTTCATAGGCGTCGCCATTCGACCCACGCTTTTTCAGCCAGTCGCAATCGGGCTGCTCTTTCAGCCACTTCCGCAAGGTCGGCTCAGACGCCAGCCCCGTGGCGGCAAGGTCGGCAAGATTACCTAGCATCGCGCACGACCGAAACCGAAAGAACAAGAGTAACCGATTGAAAAATATGGCGCGCTGTCAGACACAACGACTTCGTCCCCCGTACTCTCTGCCTCTCTGGGAAGGACCCAAAGGGGGGAGGGGGCGCCGCCCGGCTGTCCCCGGCGACCCAATGGCCGCTCTGCCCACCCCAAAACGGCAGCACCCCGCAGGGCAAGGGCCATGCGGGGTGCTGCAAGGTCAGGAGAGGTTCGAAGCGCGCCAGTGCCGCAGCCATAAGCCGTGCACCAGCGTATCCACCGGATAGCCGATTTTGCCGAAAAGACGAACAAACTATATTTCATCATGGCAACATTCTACCCCTTGCGCCGTGTCTATGCGCGCGTTTCTGCGGTGTTGAGCGATGCACAAATGCAGGTCACTGCGCGCCCGTAGCGCATCCGCAAGCCGTCTGCCCCGCGCGCCATGCCCATGGGCCGCAGCAGCGCCCGCCACGGCACCACCTTGCGCCCCGCTGCCAGCGCCGTCACGGCCAGCACCACCAGCCTGCGGTCCCGCTCGGGTGCCAGCGCCAACCATCCCGACGCCTCTTCCATCCGCGCCATCTGTTCACGCGACAGAGGGATACGCGGCACCGGCTTATCCTCATGCGCTGCCCAGTCCCACCAATCCCGCACGATCAGGTGCCACGGCCCATCGCTGGCAAAGCCCCATGTCCCGCTTTCCGTCCGCCACTGAAACTGCATCGCCTCGACCAGACGCGCCTCGACGTCGGCAAAGCTCCAGAAAATCGACCCTTCCGCCACCGGAACCATCATGTTCAACCCTTCCGACATATAAAACACTGATTTAACTAACTATTTTCTTCTATTTGGAAGCTTTGGAAGGATTGGAAGGATATATGTATATTTTCATCGCGCCTGCGCATGCGCGCGCACGCATGTGTGACGGCAACATAGCGAAAACCCTTCCAACCCTTCCAAAGGCGCACAAATCCGCGCTTTCTCCCTTCCGATGAAGCTTCCACCACCCTTCCAGACCGGAAGCATTTTTGAACCTAGCGCACCGCCGCCGATCAGAAGTCGGGCACATAGTCGTCGCCGATGCCGGGCGGCGGCTCCCCATCGTCCACCATGCCCAGCACGGCGTCAGGCCGGGCCGCCATCTCCGACCGCACCTTCCCATGCTCATCGACAAAGTCGGACGCATCACGGACCAGGCGCATGCCCAGCCACTGCATTCCGTCGCTCTGCTTCTTGCTGAACCCCTTGTCGGCCATCGCCTTGCTGAAGCCCTTCTGGCTCCACTCCCGTTCGCCCGCCGCCTTGCACCAAGCGACGAACACCTCGTGGAGCTTCGACGACTGGATGCGCCCTTGCGGGTCCGCCTCGGTGCACAGGCGCAGGAATCGGCCCAGCGGGTCGCTGCTGTCGCGATATTCGGCCGTTGCCTCCCGCACCGCATCCGGCTCGATCAGGCCATGGTCCAGCCAGTCGATCATGCCCGCGACGATATGGTTCAGCACGCCGGCGGCTTCCGCCCGCAACTTGGCGGGCAACTCTTCGTCCCGATCGGCATCGGCGACATGGGCGTTCCACGGCACCAGCTTCATGCGCCGCCATATGCCTTCGTCGGTGCCGGGAATGTCCGGCTTGTAATTGCCGCCGATCGTCAGCTTGAACAGCGGCATCAGGTCGAAGAAGCCCCGATGCAGCGCGCGCACCGCCATCGGCTCCCCGCCCGTCGCGGCCTTGATCAGCGCTTCGTTGAGCTTGGCCCCGCGTTCCGGCTCCGACGCGCGCAACATGCGCACGCCGCCCAGGCGCGCCAGATCCGGTGACGCCTGCTCACCCCGCTTCTTGATGCCCTGGTCGAGGAACGTCTCGATGCCGATCGTGCCGCTATAGTCGCCCACGACATACGCCCACAGGTCTATGGCGGTCGACTTGCCGTTCGCGCCCAGCCCATACCAGAAATGCAGCTTCTGCTCCGATATGTCGCCACTGGCGCTATAGCCCGCCCACTGGTGCAGATAGCGGCGCATCGCCGGGTCAGGCTGCGCCCACGCCAGGAAACCGTCATAGATTGGCGACTGGGCCGTTGCGTCATAGTCCACCGGGGCCAGCTTGGTGTTCAGATCCTCGCGCCGGTGCGGCTCCAGCGTCACGGTGGCGCCATTCTTCTTGTCGCGCATGAAGCGCAGCGTGCCGTTCAGCACGTTGATGGCCAGCGGATCACGGTCGAAATCCTCGATCGGCGCGGTGACCCAGCGCTTGGCAAGGCCCGCGATGCAGCCCAGCTTGCCCGATGCCTCCGACGCGCGGCCCCATTTGGCGATCTGTTCGGACAGGATCACCGGCCCGCTGCTTTTCAGCTCGATCACCCGGTCCATCGCCGACACTTTTTGACCACTCTCGCGATGCAGCTGCCAGCGGAGCACCAGCACCAGCGGCGGCTTGCCCTCCAGCGGTAAATCCTCATCCGGCTCGACAAAGCCAGATGCCGCGACGAACGCGCTTTCGCGCTGGATCGCCCGCACCGTGTCGAACACGGCGGCCTGCACCTCCGCCGGCAGCGTATCCTTGTCCTGGTCCAGCACCTTCCAGCGCCGCCCGTCCCATCCCAGCCAGCCCTTGGCCGTGGTGAAGCGGAACGCCCCGCCATAGCGCGCATGGAACCGCTCGGCATTGCCCAGGTCGGTGCGCTGGCATCCGGCGCACCGCATGTCCATCAGCATCGGCGCAACATCGTAACCGCGCGCCACGCCAGCGTCGAAACTCTTGTCCAGCGCTTCGGGGTCGATCCCCTCGACATCGGCCGCCACCGCCGTGATCGCTTCGTCGGCCACATCCCGGTCCAGCAGGCCCGCCCCGACGCGCCGACCCATGCCCCAGGCGAACAGGCCCACCGCCTCGGCATCCCGTCCGGACTTGTCGATCGCCGCCGCAATCGCACCAGGCAGGCGCGCCAATGCCGCCGCGCGCAGCCGTTCCTGCACCGCCGCCGTCTGGTCGCAGAAGAGCGCTTCCACACTTCCAATTGGAAGCTTTTGATCCTCCACCACCCAAAGAGGTGCGGGGGGAATTCTTCGTCGAACAGCCGCCGCCAATAGGCCAGATATTGCGCCCGCGTCTCTTCATGCGGCACCGTGGCAGCCAGCCCGGCCAGTTCCGCCCAGATCGCGGCCCTACCTTCCGGCGTGGCGCGGTCACCGGCGGCCAGCACCCCGGACCAGATATAGCTGGACAGCGACAGCGCCGCCTCGACCAGATCGTCAATCGCGTCCCGGCCGCACGCCCGCACCAGATCGTCCGGGTCGGAACCCTCCGGAAGCATGGCGATCTTCAGCGAACGCCCGGGTCCGATCAGCGGCAGCGCGCGCACACAGGCCCGCTCGGCCGCCTTGCGCCCTGCTGCGTCCCCGTCCAGCAGCAGCACCGGGCAATGATGCACGCGCCAGGCGCGCTCCAGCTGCTCAGGCGTGATCGCGGTGCCCATGGGCGCGACCGCTTCGCTGATGCCCGCCTGGTCCAGTGCGATGACATCGAAATAGCCCTCGACCAGGATCAGCCGCTTGGCCGCGCGCGATGCCGGCGCTGCCCGGTGCAGGTTGAACAGAACGCGGCCCTTGTCGAAATGGTCGGACTGCGCGCTGTTCAGATATTTGGGAAGATTCTCCCCGATCGCGCGCCCGCCAAAGCCGATCGGCCGTCCCCGCCCGTCATGGATCGGCACCATGATGCGGTTGCGGAACTGGTCGCGCCGGCCATCATCCCCTTCGACGATCAGCCCCGCGGCGATCAGCTGGTCGACCGCAAATCCGATCGCGGCGATTGACCCGCGCGCGGGCGCATAGCCGATGCCGAAGCGCGCGATCGCCGCATCATCGACGCCGCGCGCCGCCAGCGCTTCCATGATCGCCCCGGCAGGCTCCAGCGACCGCGCGAAATAGTCGGCCGCCTCGCCCAGCACATCGCTGACATGCGCCGCCCGCCGCGCCCGTGCCGCCTGTTCGAGCGATTGTGCCGGCATGTCCAGCCCGGCGGCCTGCGCCAGCTGCTTGACCGCATCCATGAAATCCATGCCCTCATGGATCGTCAGCCAGCTGATCGCGTCGCCATGCGCGCCACAGCCGAAGCAATGGTAGAATTCCTTGTCGTCATTGACCGTGAAGCTGGGCGTTTTTTCGCTGTGGAAGGGGCAGCAGCCCTTATGTTCCTTGCCCTTATGCTCCAGCTTGACGGCTTTGCCGATCAGCGCGGACAGCGACGTGCGGGCGCGGATTTCGTCCAGGAACGCAGTTGATAGAGACACGAAAACCCACCCCGAAAATCAGGCTAAAAATTGCAGCGATGCGGTGATGCTGACCTACTGGTCGGCCTCGCCGAGTAGATCCGGCGCACGAAAGGGCGTCAGTATGTCATACAGGCACGGTCCGGCGCTGGCGGCGTCCCATACGCACCAGATCACCTCCATCGTCGGCGCGCCGCCATCCAGGAAGTCGGGTCGCCAGTTGAGCGCATGGATGCGCGATGGCGGTCGCCAGCGCCAAAGGCCGGTACGCTTTTCCGCGTGCCAGAATGTCGATTTAAGCAGCAGCGCGACATAGCGGCAGTCCAGATCGCCCAGCAGGTGCCGGATCATCTCGCCCGCCAGTGCGAAGGGCGGATTGGTGACGGCCACCGGCGACAGCGCGCGGCGGCACGTCAGCAGATTCTGTTGGGTCACCCGGTGCGCCGGATCGGCGACCAGGTCCGTGGCGATCGTCATGAACCCCGCCGCCTCCAGCTCCGCCGCAATCGCGCCACCGCGCCCGCACGGTTCCCAGACCGGATGCTCCAGATCGACCGCGTCGCACAATGCCCGCCGCTCTGCCGCGATAAGCGCGCGCGTGACCGTGGGCGGCGTGGGATAAAAGTCATTGCCCTGCCGCTCGACCTTGCCGGCGCCGCCGGTCATCATCCGGCCCAGCCCCTTGGGCGACGCCGCCGCGATCGGCGGTTCCGGGAACAGGCCGGTCATTGTTCAAGATCCGGCGCATGTTCACCATGAAAATCGTCATGGGTATCGTTTCCGATTTGCGCATAGTGCGACCAGCAGAGATTGAACCGATCAAACCCGCCGCGCGCGACAGGTGCTAAGACATAAAACGCCTCACCCGGATTGCACCGGGACAAGCGCTCCGCCTCGGCCCGAGCCGAATGATAGCTTTCATGTTCATATACCGGTTGACGTCCTCGCCGACACCAGACCAGCCAGAAGGGAGGCGCTGCATCGTTCGCCATCGCCTAAACCCTCATCGGCATTAGGACATACAGCCGAGCGGCATCATCGCTCTGCTGCCACAGCGACGGCGCGGCAGCGTCCGCCAGCAGCACGCGGGCCTTCGTCCCTTCAGCGTCCGTGCCTTTCAGATGCGCCAGTACGTCCAGCAGGAAGCGCCCGTTGAACCCGATCGTCAGCGGCGCGCCATCATAGTCGCACGGCACATCCTCGCTGGCCGTGCCATTCTCCGGGCTCGCAACGCGCAGCGTCACCAACTCGGCCGTGAAATCCATCGCGATCAGCCGCGTCTTGTCGCTGCTGATCGTCAGCACCCGCTCGACCGCCTCGGCCAGCGCCGCCGGGTCGAACCATGCCGCCTTATTATTGCCTACCGGGATGACCCGCGTATAATCGGGAAATGTGCCGTCGATCGTCTTGCCGGTCAGCACGCACTGGCCCAGCGCAAAGCGGAACTTGCCCTTGCTCACCGCCACGTCGACCGGGCCAGCCCCTTCCGCGTCGATCAGCGCATCGAGCGCCGCGACTGCCTTGCGCGGCAGGATGATGCCCGGCATCGCCTCCGCCCCGTCAGGCACATCGCCATGGAAGCGCGCCAACCGGCTGCCATCGGTCGCGGCGGCGAACTGGCAAGTCGAGCCGTCCGGCACATGCAGATAGATGCCATTGAGATAATAGCGCGTTTCTTCGGTCGATATCGCAAAGCGCACGCTGTCGATCATCGCTGTCAAATCGCTGCCCGGCTGTTCCCACTGCGCATCCCAATCGCCCAGCGCGATCACCGGGAAATCATCGGTCGGCAGCGTCGGCAGTTTGAACCGCGCGCGCCCGCACCGGATGCTGATCCCGTTCTTGTCGTCCCGCTCGATCGTCGCGATACCGTCGGTCGACAGCTTGCCCGCGATCGACTTGATCAGGTCGGCCGCCACGCAAAACGCCTCTGTGCTGTTCGCGCCCGCATCCTCCAGCGCGATCGTCTGTTCGACCATCAGGTCCAGGTCGGTCGCGGTGAGCATCATCTGCCCCGGCGTGGTGCGGATCAGCACCTGGGTCAGGATCGGCACCGTCGCCTTTTTCTCGACCACCGTCCCGATCGCCGCCAGCGCCCCGCGCAGCGCCTTCACATTCACCTGGATCATGCCGCAGCCCCTTCATCCAAAGCACTGTCCAGCAGCGCGATCATCGCCACGACGGGCCGTTGGCCGCTGCGCTCGGCATGGCGGCACAGCCGGTCCCATGTCGTCGCCCACCGGTCGCGCACGATGCCCGCCGCCAGCAGAGGCGCGCCCTCCAGCGCCTTTTCCTGCAACGCCGACCCTATCGACGGCTTGCCGATCGGTCGGTTCAGGCCGGTGGCACGGGCCGCCTGCCGATTCGCAGCCGCTTCCATCGCCTCCGTCGCGACCTGTTCGGCCAGATCGGGCACCGGGTCCGGCGCAGCATCCACCGGCCACATGCTGCGCGCCAGCGCCAGGTCATAGGGATGCACCTTGCCCTCGCGGCGCAGCTGCACGATCGCAGCGGCAAAACTGCCGACCGACACCCCGGCGACCCGGCGCAGGTCGGGCATGGACCATCCACCGGCAGGGGCGGGGTGATCTCGCAGCGCGGCGACGATCGCCTCCATCGCGTCATGCATCGCCCGTTCCTCCCATCGCCTCGGCAATGGCCCGGCCGATCGCCAGTACCGCGGCATCCCGCATGTTGAGATTGGGCTGTTCCGCCTTGGCCCGGTTGATGGCGTCGCGCCATTCGCTCTGGTCGCAACTGCCAACGACCATGCCGATCAGGTCGCCCTGCGCCACGCCATGGGTCGAAACGCCCGCCGCGATGCCCGGAAAGATCGTCCCGAAATAGCGCAGCACCTGCCCATGAAACGCTACTGCCGCCGCCAGCAGGCTTGTGCGCAGGATCTTCTCGCCATGCTGGCGCACGCAATATTCCAGCCCGCCGATATTGCTGACCTGACCCGGCTTCCAGCTTTCTGGATTGGTGGTGGTCGCAACCGACAGGCCCGCCTGCGTCAGCGCCCCATGGATCACGGTCGCCTCGGTCTCCCCGGCGGCCAGCGCCGCCTTGAACAGTTCCAGCTTGCTCAATGGCCGCCGTTGCTGGTTGAGCGCGACGAACGCCGCCGCCTCATCATCGGCGCTGCGCGATGCCACCACCACGCACGGCAGGTCGAATATGTCGCCCCGCAACCGCGCCGCCGCCAGTCTGTGCTGGCCGTCGATCACATAGAGCGCGCCATCGTCCCGCTTGGCGACGTTGAGCGGTTGGCACAGCCCCCAGTCCCATGCCCGCGCAATCCGCTTGACCAGCGCCTGGCTGGCCCCGCTGTCGATCGACCGCTGGTAACTGTCGTCGATCAGCAGGTCGCCAAGCGGACGAAACTCCAGACTCGGCCGTCGCCCCGCCTGCGGCTGCATCTTGGCCACGCCGCTCACGCCGCTTCCTCCACGCTGTCGTCGGCCCAGCCGACATGATCGACATCGTCTGCCTCGGGCGCGGCGTTGTCGCCATGCGGATGTGCGTCATAGGCTTCTACCGAGGCCCAGCTAAGACCGATCGTGTCGGCATGTTCGAACAATTCCGTCAGATCATCATAGAGCGAACATTCATCAGCATCGGGACTGTTTTCCCGTGCATCTGCATAGGCACCGCTCTCCCAGCGAAAGCACGCGCAGCCGTCGACCAGAATGACCGCAGGCGGCGGCTCTATCGCCAGCACTTCATCGCGCCGCGCAGCCAACGCTTCAGCGCGCGCTGCCTTTGCCCGGTCCGCCTCTTCGCGAGCAGCAGCCTTCTCGACCTCCTGCCGGTCATATTCGATTTCGGCCGCAACCAGCTGCGCGTCGATATCCGCCGGGGTCACAAGTACGTCGATGCCAACGGCATAGGTCGGCCCGATGCCCTGAACTTCGTTGGCCCGCCATAAATCCGGCCGAGTGGTGCGCCAGAAAGACCGGCCCTCGACCTTGTCATCGCGGATCTTCTTGGCGGCCAGAAAGGCCGCGACGGATCGCACCGATTTAGCGCGCTGCTCCGCCGCGATTTCCTCTTGTGTCTTTGGCGGTGGTCCGCTGCCTTGGGCGGGCATCACATCGTCCAGGCGACCCGCCGGAACGAAAAACCTGTCCTCGATCGAGAATTCGCCATTCTGGTCGACGCTGGCAATGGCAACGATATCGATGCCTTTTGCTGCCGCGTCTTTGCGCATCTCATCATAGCTGGGCAAATTGTAGCGGTAGCCCCTGTCGACAAGCTTGAACCCTTTAGGGGCCTTCGGCAGCGCGCCACGTCGGATCCCAGGCGGGATCAATACGTCGGACGTGGTGGAAGCCAGCTTCTGCGATTGCCCCAACAATCGCTTCTTCTGAAAATCGGCCACCGCCCTCGCAATCGACAGGACAATAGGACTGTCGATGACCTTGCGATTGCCATAGCGCTCGGCATCGGCGAACAGATTATCTTCATACCGGCCGCCCTGTTCCTCATAGCGACTGGCACCGGCAAGCTTGAACAATGGGTCGGACGTCGTCATCTGCGCCGACTGATAGGCAAAGCGAATATTCCACGCCTTGTGCGGCTCATAGGACTTCTTTGCTTCTGCCGTGAACACGCGCAGCTGCAACTTGTGGTCCTGACTTTCTGCATAGGCCATCGCCGCATCGATTGTCAGCTGCCCCGCCCGCATCGCGTCCAGTATCTCCGGGGCCAGCGCTGCCAGGCGCAGCCGCTGCTTCACATAGCGCTCCGAAAATCCGAACTTCCTGGCCAGGTCTGCGGGCGACAGCAGCCCCGGCTTCATCAGCGCCTCAAACGCCAGAAATTCATCGGCCGGGTTCATGTCGCGCTTGGCCAGATTTTCCGATAGCGACAGGGCCACGGCGTCATCGGCGGGGCGCAGCAGCACCGGCACCGCGAAATCAGCGTCCAGCACGCCCCGTTCGCGCAGCAGCGAAAGCGCCTGCAACCGGCGTCCGCCGCCCACGATATAGACCGCAGCGGCATCGATCGACGTGTCGCCGCGATAGCCGATCAGATTCTGCAACAGGCCATGCGCTGCAATGTCGTCGGCCAGGCTGTCGACATCCACGGCCTTGTCGGTATGCCGCACATTTTCCGGTGCGCGCATCAGGCGTCCTAGCGGGATCATGTCGATCCCGCTCACCACCTCTGACACTGGTGTTTCTTCGATCGGCGCAACCGGCGCCGCTTTTTTCGCAACCCGCTTGGTAGCTGTGGGCATGGGACGTCCTTCTCTCTGATGCGCCGATATCGGCTTATGATTGGGGGTGCGCGGGGGTGGCAGTAGTCGCGAAAGCCACCCCCGCTATGCCGCCGCCCTGCGAGAGGGGGAGCCGAACGGCGGCAATCTGCAATTCCGTTTCCCGGTCGATCGCGTCGGCCCAATTTTCGGCGACATCGACGTCCAGGCCATACATGTCGGCCAGTGTGGCCAGCATCGCGCGACCGACATTGGCATAGCGCGCGGCGAACTGGCGGCGGGTGATTTCCATGTCGACAAAGCTCACAGCATCGCTCTCCGCGTCTTTTTGCCGGTGGCGACGATCGTCACGACCCGCCGCTCGATCGGCGACGGCTCTTCCACGACGATCGCGCCATCCTTCACCAGGCGGCGCATGCGGTAGGACGCTGCCACCGCATCCTTCAGCCCGACAGCGCGCGCCAGCTCCGCATTGGTCGGGCAGGGCTCCCCGCGCCCGGCCGCGCGCGTCAGCTGGCGCAGGACCATGCGCGTGGTGCGCTTCGCATCGTCGGACGCTACCGTGAACCGGCCGCGCGGTACCGGCTTGCGCAGCTGCTGGCTCGGCCGCGGCTCGGGCAGGCGTTGCACGATATGGCGCAACCGCCCGTCCATCCGCTTGGATGTCATCGTGACCAGTCCCGCCGCATGCAGCTGCCGCACCGCCGCGCCGATCGCATCGCCGGGACGGGCGCCGGTCGAATAGACAACATCCTCGCCCGGCAGCGCCCGCGCGGCCCAATGGTCCAGCTGCTCCGGTTTCATCATTGCTTGCGCGCCTCCTGCCATGGTCATTCCGCCTCTGCGCGCAGCTGGGCCAGCAATTGGACAGCGAGCGCCACCAGCTGCTCGGCATCGCCGATCAGCGCATGCTTGCGGATATCCTGCTTGCAGACCTCGCCGTCGTCGGCGATCGCCGCGCAAATCTTCGTCGTGATTTCGGCGACTTCAGTTGACAGCAGCCCGACCTGCGTCAGCCAGTTGGCCGCTTCCGTGTCGATTTCGGGCAGATGGAACAGTTCGAAACCCTGCATCCGCGCAAGGGCGCGCGTGATGTGCGGCCATCCATCCTGCCCGGTAGCCATCTTCTCCAGCTCCGGCACCAGCCGCAGCGGAATGAATTCTGCCGCTTCCTCATTGCACCAGGCCATCAGCGTGGACCGGCTACGCCCCAGCATATGGCTGACATAGACCTGCTTGCCCGCTGCATGCACGGCATCGCCGGTGGCTTCGCTGATCGCGATGTCTGTTGGTTTCAGATTATCCGCCCCCCGCGCCATGTCAGAGCGCCTGCCCGACATTTTGGGCTGAAGTGTCGGATGACGCGGGGGCGGGGGTGGCGGTATCTCGCTCTCTCATGAAAGCACGAACCTTCATCACACTCTCTGGACGCAGACAGCGATCACCGCGAATATCGCGCATGAAATGCGGATCATTCATGGCAAGTCGGCCGAATGTGGTGGCCGAAACCTCATGACGGGCGAGAAAGGTCTCGATCTCATCGAGCAGGTCAGGGTGATAGCGGGACATGCGGACGTGACTAACGTAGGACACGTCCTACCGTCAAGCCCATTAAGTAGGACATCTCCTAATATAGCGCCGCGCAGAGTTCCGTGGGATAAATCCCACATGTCCGAAGCGTCCGAAACACCCCTTCAAACCTTCATTCGTAAGGCCATCGCCAACGCGCCTCGTGCACGCGATTTTTACGACAAGAGAATTCAGGAGGCGACTGGCACCTCAGGCAAACCGATCTACGATCTGCAACGCGGCAAAAGCACCGCCCCAAACGCCGCAACACTTGGTCATATCGCCAAAGCTTTGGGGCAGCCCCTGCACCTATTGGCAAGCGCTGCGAATGGCGAGCATGTCGAACCAATCCCGGCTAAGCTTCTTCCACCGGATGCGCCTGAAGGGCATGTCACGTCTGACCACCATCCCACAATAAAGGCGGATGATGGCTCGGTTGCATTGCGTCATCTCGATATGAGCCTGTCGATGGGGGACGGGTCGAACATAGACGACTATTTTGAGGAAGGGACGTTTGAGTTCGACGCCAACCTTCTCCGTACGATTAGTCGCGCCCCTGCTGATCGTTTGATTGTCGGCCATGGCGTTGGCGACAGCATGAACCCGACCTTGCATGATCGCGATCTAGTGATTTTCGACACGACCCAGACCATATTGAACACGACCGATAAAATCTGGGCAATCAGCCTGTTCGGCGCTGGAGGCATCAAACGCTTGCGCCCCATCGCGCGAGATAGGGTGCTAGTGATTTCGGATAATCCAGCTTTGGAAAATCAAGAGGTCAGCACCGAGGATTTGCGCATCATGGGAAGGGTCATTTGGTCCGCGCGGCGGCATTAAATGATCTGGAGAAGCGCCTTCATAAGAAGCATGCTCGCAATCACCATTTTGCTTGAAGCATGCGGCACCTCCTCGGGTGAAAGCGGGCAGGTAACGCCGACTGGCAATTCTCTCTCGGAAAATCGCCAAGAAGAAGAACGTTCGATTAGGGAATTGCAAAAAGCCAAGGAACAACTCAAAAGTGAAATTGAAGCACTAAAAACTGAGAGAAACAATTACGCGAAGTCTTCCGGAACGGTATCAGAGACCTCCCCGGCGCCACCGCAAAATATGTGCTATAAAGACTATTGCCCATGTGAGGGTGAGCAAGGCGGACCTGACATGACGCTATGCGATCAACTGGAGCAAGGGATTGCTGTTGATGTTCGCATGATGATTGCAGGTCGTTCAATGCGAGAGGTACGGCGCCAACTTGCTACTGGCGATTACTGATCCTCGTGCGGAAACTGTCACTCGCCGTCGTCGGCGCCGACCATCCCAACCGTAAGGGGCCAACCCGGCGTTTTGAAATCGCGATGTGCCTCCCGGGTGAACCTGTCCATTTGGTGCCTGAACCCCACAACCCCTCGGACCCGCGCGCTATCGCGGTCTACTCGGCACGAAATATTCAAATTGGCTATGTCCGGGCCGAACGCGCGCAGTTCATCGGCTCCATGCTCAATCGGGGCACCTTGTCTGCAATCTTCCAGTCACCGGCAAAATGGGGCGCGACTGTTCGCGTTCATTTGGACGGAACAGAAGCGGTGCTGCCTTTGCCATCTGATTCGCGAACGGCTGACTGGCCGCCACCAGGCTCAGAGGATGCGGAGTGGTGGCCCGATTTTGAACCTGGGTGGGATTGATAGGACTGGCCCTACTTTCCGATTGACAATGTAGGATTGGTCCTACTATCCATCTCCCGTCACCAACGGGAGGCCATTATGCTTCAAGTCGAAACTCCATTCCCCTTTCCCGGTAGCATCGCCTTGTTTCTGGGACTGCGCTGGCGCGTACACCAGCATGTCGGCAACCAGGCGGTCATCACCCGCGAAGGCATCGCCGCCAGCCTGACCCGCCGCGCGCCGATCGACGATCTGGTCGATCCGACCGAGGCCGACGCCAACGCGCTCATTGCCCTGACCGACGTTAGCGAAGCGACTGCGCGCATCGCGCTTTATACCGCCGCCCTGCTGCGCGACACGAATGAGGTCGCCCTGCACGATCTGGGCGGGCGGCTTCATACCGCCGCACAGGAAGGCCGCATTCCCCGCTACCAGGACAACAGCCATCTCGTCCGCATCATGCGCCGCCTTGGCTGGCGCAAGCAGGGCTGGACGGGGGAGGAGGGCATGACCCGCTCTCCCCTCTACCGTCGCGTCGCTACCCAGGACGTCCCCAATACGGCCAGCGCCGCGCAGGCCGCCTGACCATGACGCCAGAACCGCCCGCCGCGCCCAGATTCCATCCGGCAGCCCCGTTCATCATCGGACTGGCCTCGGCGATCCTCTGGACCTTCCTTTTTCCTTTGCTGGCATGGCTGTTGCCGATGGCCGACGACCTGATCGACTGGATTTTCCATTGAGCGACGGAACCCACATCGAATGGACCGATGCGACCGTGAACGCCATCAACGGCTGCACCGTCCTCTCTCCCGGCTGCATCAACTGCTATGCCATGCGCCTTGCCGGCACCCGCCTGCGCGACCATCCGTCCCGCAAGGGGCTGACCAGCGACAGCAAGGCGGGGCCGGTCTGGAACGGCACCGTTCGCCTGAACGAAAGCGCGCTGCTTCAGCCGCTCCGCTGGAAACGCCCGCGCCGGATCTTCTGGAACGCCCATGGCGACATCTTTCACCCGGCGGTTCCCGACGAGTGGATCGATCGCTGCTTTGCCGTCATGGCGCTGACCCCGCACCATATCCATCAGGTGCTGACCAAGCGCGCGGGCAGGATGCGGGCATATTTCACGACACCACTGAACAGCCTGTTCAATACCCGGTTGAGCCTAATGCAGGATGCTGCTTACCGGATCATGGCGACTTTTAGCGGCGCATGGAACGAAGCGCGTGCCATGCAGGCGCGTGATGCCGTGACGGCGGCGCTGAAATGGACCGACGACCGCACGAATGTCGGCTTCCATAATGTCTGGCTCGGCGTGTCGGTCGAGGATCAAAAGCGCGCGCTGGAACGCATCCCGGATCTACTGGCCACGCCGGCTGCTGTCCGCTGGCTGTCCTGCGAACCGCTGCTGGGGCCCATCTACCTGACGGACATAGCTGATGGCGGATCGACTGTACTTGACCCGGAATGCTGGGGCGATTGCGATTGCAGCGGCCTGTTCGGCCCAGACCCCGGTTGCCGCCGTCTGGGCGGCGACGGTACGCTGACACGCAAAATAGATTGGGTCGTGGTCGGCGGCGAAAGCGGCCCCGGCGCGCGGCCGATGCACCCGGATTGGGCGCGCGATCTGCGCGACCAGTGCGCCGCTGCCGATGTGCCCTTCTTCTTCAAGCAATGGGGTGACTGGACGCCGGGCGAGAACGTGAAGCGACAGTCCGGTTGGGTGAACGGCGCGCACTGGTTCGATAACAGATGGCTATATGAGGAGCAGAATCTATCTGCAACAGACGGTCACGTTGATGACGAGCCTGACGTTTACCGCATCGGCAAGCGCGCCGCTGGTCGCCTGCTCGACGGCGTGCGCCATGACGGGATGCCGGGATGAACGCCGACCCCGCCCTGCTGTTCGCCACCGCGCGCGACGAACGCGCCCGCCGCAAGGCGGCGTGGAAGGCAGCGGGGCAGGGGCTGTCCGATCGGGCGGCATGGGACGACGCCGTCTGGTCGAACATAGAACAGCGCACCGGACTCGCGGCGGCTGACCCGGCCTGCCGCCAGCGCCAGCCGCAGTCCTGGCACCCCCCTGCCATGATCATGATGGCGCGCAGCGCATGGGCGACCGCGGTCAAGGCAGAAACCAGCCTGGACGCTACCGACCCCGCCAATGTCGCCAAGATCACGGCCCTCTGGACCCTCTTTCGCTGGCTGAAGCCCGCAGGCTGGTCCCCTTATTTCGAGGCAAAGGCATGAACGCCCCGGCCCGCATCACGAAGGCGTCCGACCCGGCGATGATTGCTTTTGCGCAAGCCCTTGCGCGTGCGCACGTTGCAAGAGACATTGCCGCCCTCCGTGCCGCGCGCCAGCAACCGGCCGCGCGCGGTCCGAATGGAGAAAATGATGCGGACGGTCATCTACGCCCGGTTCAGCAAGGAAAGCCAGAACCCCAGGTCCACCGCTGACCAGATCAGCCTGTGCCGCAAGCGGGCGGAGCAGGAAGGCTGGACGATCGTCGGCACGTTCGAGGATGCCGCCATATCCGGCGCGGCGGGTATCGGCGAAGATCAGCGCCCCGGCCTTAATGCGATGATGCGCATGGTCGAAGGGGGCGGCGTCGACCAGGTACTGGCCGAATCGACCGACCGCATCGCCCGCCATGTCGCCGACGCCCACAATCTGCGCGAACGCATGGAATTTGCCGGCGCGCGTCTCTTCACTCTCTTTGACGGCACCGTGACGCCCATGGTCAGCCTGGTCAAAGGCTTCATGGATGCGCAGTTCCGCACCGATCTGGCCCAGCGCGTCAGGCGCGGGCAGATCGGCACGGTCCAGCAGGGCAGGGCGTCGGGCGGCATCCCCTACGGCTATGTCCAGGCCAACAGGCTGGACGAAAAGGGCGGACTGGTGCGCGGCCTGCGCGATATCGATCCTGAAAAGGCGCAGATCGTCCAGCGGATCTTCACTGAATATGCCGGCGGCAAAAGCCCCTTCGCGATCGTCAGCGACCTCAACCGCGACGGCATCCCCGGCCCGCGCGGCAAGCTGTGGTACAGCACCTCGCTCCATGGGGAAAAGAACCACAAGCGCGGCATTCTGCGCAATGAAATTTATATCGGCGTCCTGACCTATGGCCGCAGCCGCCAGGTGGTCAATCCGCAGACCCGCCGGCGCCTGATGCGCTACAATGGGGAAGAGGAAGTCATGCGCGTGCCGGTGCCCGCCATGCGCATCATCGACGACGATCTCTGGCACCGGGTCCAGGCGATGCTGGAGGAAAAAAGCACGACTCAGCCGCATCGCGCGCGCCGGCCCAAACATATCCTGTCGCAACTGGCGACCTGTGGCGTCTGCGGCGCTGATTTCGTGCGGACGACGGGCTTTCACTGGGGATGCAGCGTCAGGCGCTATGGCGGGGCATGCGACAATAACCGGCTCATCCGCACGGACGATTTTGAACGGCGCGTCCTGGCCGATCTGAAAACGGGCATGCTCGCCCCGGACGTCGTCAGCGCCTATGTGCGCGAATACCATCGCGACTTCGCCCGCGCCTCCGCCGATCTCGGCCGCGATCGCGCCAGGATCGAGCGCAAGCTGGAGGAAACCGAAAGGCGGAAGGAACGGCTGCTGAAGGCGTTCGCCGATGGCGGCAGCGAATTCGAAGAGATACGCGACATGCTGACCAGCGCGCGAAAGACCGTCGATCAGCTGAGCCGCGAACTGGCGAACATGGACGCGGTGCCAACCGTGCTGACCCTCCACCCGCATATGGAGGAAGTCTATCGCCGCCAGGTCGAGGATCTAGAACAGGCCCTGGCAGCGCCCGAAGCGAAGCTGGAGGCCATCCCCCGCCTGCGCGCCATGATCGCCCGCATCATCGTAAGCCCGAACCCGGAAAAGAAGCGCGGCGTCATTGTGGAAGTGGTCCGCCAGATGGACGAAATCCTCGCCATGGCAACCCGAACGGACAAGGCCGCACAATTACGCTAATGCCCGATGAGTTTCTGCGAACTCGTCGCAATAGTGATTGGCGATGGCGCGGGAGAGCCAGTTGCCTTGGCCCGGCAGCGGCAGCATGGGCAATTGCACCAGTTGGAACCTGTCGATCATCACGTCGAACAGACGAATCTCATCGGCATGGACGACATCCTCTGCATCGTGGAGCACTATCGCCTTGTAACGGAATCCTTCGCGCGTCTCTTCGTCCAGCATCGCCTGCCATAGAAGATTGAGGCAATCGGCCTTGGTCGTGGGACCGGGATGGGGGGTGATGCCCAGCAGGATGCGCGGATCGCCCTGCGCAACGGCGGCGATGGCGTCGATCGTCGCGGGGTCGTTGGGATAGGCGCCGACGAAAATGCGATAATCCGCATCGCCCCAGCGCCCCAACGCATGGCGCAGCATCGGGCCGATCACGTCCGCTTCGCGCCAGGCGGGAACGAAAATGGCGATACGGCCGGGATTGGGCGATGGTGGCAGGGTTGCCGTCGTCATACGGTCATGGCGACCATATATGAACAGATCGCGCCATGCCTTGCGCGCCAGGAACAGCAGGTCGATCAGAAAATCGTCCACACCGCCGATGGCCAGTCCAACGGCGGCAAATAGCAGGATTTCATGATGAAGGAGCGCAAGGCCAGCGACCAAAATGTCCCCCAAAGCCTTGACCCCCATGCCTCGACAGGGGAGAGGATGGCATTGGTGTCAGCCGCTTCCAAGTCTTTTGCGCAAATTGCGCAAAAGGGAGGCAAAAAAACAGGAAGATCGAAAGAATGACAAAGCCACGCCCATCAGTATTACGCGAATTCCTTGCCAGTCAGGCGGGCAGCGCTGTGTTGCTGATGATCGCGGCGACGCTGGCCATGGTTCTGGCCAATCTGCCGGGTGGCGGCGGTCATCTCTATCACGACCTGATTCATGCGCAGCTTGGACCGGAACTGACCCCGAAGCTGGGGCCGATGACCTTTCATCTGTGGATCAACGATGGGCTGATGGCGATTTTCTTCCTGCTCGTCGGACTGGAGATCAAGCGGGAGTTTCTGGATGGCGGGCTGTCGACATGGGAGCGGCGGCGGCTGCCGATCATCGCCGCCGTTGCGGGCATGGTCGTGCCAGCGCTCGTCTATCTCTTGGTAACAGGTGGACAGCCGGAACTGGCCAATGGCTGGGCGATCCCTGCCGCGACCGACATTGCCTTTGCGATCGGCGTGCTGGCGCTGCTGGGTAATCGCGCGCCCGCCTCTCTCAAGCTGTTCCTGACGGCGGTGGCGATCGTTGATGATATGGGCGCGGTGGCGATTATCGCGCTGATCTATACGCAGGGTCTCGATATGGCCGCGCTTGCCGGGGCGGCTGCGGTGCTGGTTGTGATGTTCGGGTTGAACCGGGCAGGGGTGAAGTCGCTGATCCCCTATCTCATCGGGTTCGTGCTGTTGTGGTATTTGATGCTGCTGTCGGGCGTTCATGCGACGGTCGCTGGCGTCCTGGCCGCCATGACGGTCCCGATCCGCTGCACGCCGGGCGCGCCCGATGCGGAGGACAGCCCGCTGCACAAGCTGGAACATGGCGTGCATCCCTGGAGCGCCTATCTGATCGTACCGCTGTTCGGCTTTGCCAATGCCGGGCTGGCGTTGAACGCGCAGGTGTTCAGCGCGTTGCTGGACCCCTTGCCGATGGGCGTGGCGCTGGGCCTGTTTCTGGGCAAGCAGCTCGGCATATTTGGCAGCGTCTGGGCCGCGGCGCGACTGGGCATAGCGGAACGGCCGAACGGCGCGAACTGGGCGCAGATCTATGGCATGGCGATGCTGTGCGGGATTGGCTTTACCATGAGCCTGTTCATCGGCGCGCTTGCCTTCCCCGGATCGGCGCTGCTGGTCGAAGAGGCCAAGGGCGGCATCTTGATGGGGTCGATCGCCTCGGCTCTTGGTGGCTATGCCCTGTTGCGTTGGGCTGCGCCATCGCTGCGCTAGGTCGGTTCGCCAAGCCGATGTTCCTGTGCTATACCCATACTCGCTGCATGGCTGCGCGCGTCGCGCCATGCCGCCAATAATCGACCAATTCTTCTAGTCGCGATACCGGAGGAGGGCGAATATGAGTATGGAGACGGACATCAATTATCTGCTGCACCGTCAGCAGATCTCGCTGATCAAGGCGCAGGCCAGCCCGTCACGCGAAGGACGCATCGCCTATGAAGATATGGCGCAGCGCTACATCGAACAGGTCGATGCCTATCGGCAGGAAAATGAAAGGCTGATCGTCCGCGCCCATTGATGGTGCGGACGTCAGCGACGCTCCAGCAATCGCTCGATCGCGAGATGATGAGTCGCGTCGTCGCCACATTCCTTTTCCAGCACTGCCTTGATCCGCTGCAATTCGGCTTCGGTCAGATGTTCGATGCCGATAAAATCGTTGCGCGCATTGTCCACGGCGCGGATCAATTCGTCCAGCTTCGCCTGGATCGCTGATCCGTCCCGATTTTGCGCGTTCTGGATCAGGAACACCATCAGGAATGTGACGATGGTGGTGCCGGTGTTGATGACCAGTTGCCAAGTGTCGGAATAATTGAAGATCGGACCCGTGGCGACCCAGACCAGCACGACGGCGCTCGCCAGAATGAAGGCCAATGGTTGTCCGGCCCAGCTGGCGACCCGGTGCGACAGGGCGGCGAAAAATCTGTCCATCAT